TTCTACATCTTCTAAATCTTGATATGCTTTTAATGCTTGTAAAGTGAAATAAACTCCATCAAAATCATCATATGTGGCCATGCCAATTGTAAGAATCATAATTCCTCCTTCTATTTCCTAAAACAAAAAGGCTGCTGTACCATTATGATACAACAGCCAATATATATCATCAATACTTTTTTAAGCTTCTTTTGCAATAAATGCTGCACCACTTGTGGCACAAATAATATTAACTGTGGAAGCTGGAATAAAAGCAGTATCAAAGATTAAATTGCCACTTGCTGGTATTTTAAAAGAAGTAGATGTATTTGCTGGTACTCCAAAATCTACATACATATTATCATTTGACTTATTTTGAATATACAAGTAACTCCTATCATAATTAGAACCAAATATTTGTTGGTTTACATTAGAAGAAAGTATGGTTGCAGATCCATCTACGAGAACTCCCGGCCTTGAAATATCAATGATTGGAATACCAAAATTTGTTTCAATGGATGGATAATCCAATGTTTCTGATTTTAAAGCTCTTCCTTCGCTAACATAATTAATTATTTGACCACTTGGATATCCTTCAGTGGGATTAATTGTTGAATAACCATTTACTATGCCAGCACCAAGAATATGAATTGTTCCCATGAAAAAACCCTCGTTATGGAATAAAGTTTCTACCATCTCTACTGTAAGGATAATACGCCATATCTCTATATCCAGCAAAAACTCTGAACGGAGTCATAATAGCTGCACCAGCAATTGCCCCATTCCTGTTTGCTTGATATTCTAGCTTGGTATCATCGTATACTGCACACCAGCCCTTTTCAAGTAATTTAAGTCTACCATCCATAGTTCCACGAAGATCAATAGATGAGCTACCATCTCTAATAGCAATTCCTTGACCAACAGATTTTCTAGTTTCTCCACGCTCTATTAAACATGCTGCTTTTATACAAACTAAATTTATAAAATTTTCATCTCTGGTTGAATCTCTATCTACTGGACTTGGATCAATAGTTAAAGCTTGAATATCAACCTTAAATTTATTAGGAAAACTCAATTCATTTGTGACTAATTGAGCAGCTACTGCCAAAACTTGTGTAAGTCTTTTGTCATTATATGTTTGTGGCGATGATAGATCGTCAATCAAAACCCTTATCAGTGTTATGAATTCTGCTTGCCAGTACATAATCACCTCGTTATTTAGTAATAATTACAACTAATAATACACCGTATTCTAATCGGTAAATGGTGGAACTATTATAATATTGCCAACCACTAGTGTTATTATGTGGCCATTTGACAAAACTGACCTAAATTCATAAGACCATCTACCAGCACCGATTTGTTGAAGTTCTTCATTGCTTAACTCAACCCTTAACGATGTTGCATTGAGCAATTCTGCTGGTTTAGTAAAAGTAGGCATTGAATCAATTATAAAGCTAGTAGAAGAATCAGTTAAATCTGGCCAATTTACAGAAGTTATGTCTATAGATCTAGATTCTTGAACTAAATAATCATCCGTTAATCTTAACTCAATAGGATCTGCTGGATTAATCGGTATTGGGTTTGTCAGTGTAGGAACCCCATTTCCAGTAGAACTACATCTTGTACTAACTTTAACATCTATGTTTTCATACTCTTCTGGATTAATCGCCAAAGCACCAAGAAATTCAGCACCACAATAAAATTTGATAGCACCCCTAAAAGATGTTGGTATTGTTGGAGTAAACAAAAAATAGCCATTGGTTAGATTTACAAATCCAGTTGTATATGGAGTATTGTAATTTGTTCCATCTCCATTTATTAATTGTGCAGATAAAGTTGTGCAATTTTCATATTTTTTGCCAAAGGATAAACTTATGCCAATTTCAAATGCCATTTTAATCTCCAAAAGCAGGAGTTATAATTAAATTTCCAAAACTTACAGTTACAGTATGGCCACTAAGAAAAACAGATCTAATTTCATAAGACCATCTTCCAGCACCAATGTTTTGTAAATCTGTACTGCTAAGTTCAAGTCTTAAAGTTTTACTATCAATATAAGAGGCTATTTTTAAAAAGTTTACTTTTCCATCAACATAAAATATTGTTGTAACTTCACTTAAATTTGGGTAATCATCAGAGGTGAAATCTATAGCTCTATCATCTACTGCATAGTAGTCATCTGTTGACCTTAAATCTAATGTGTCACCAGCAACAAAAGTGATCATTTTTGTACAAACCCACTTGTGTATATGTAAATACATTCATTACTATTTAATACAGTATACTCAACATTAATAATAGTGTCATTTGTATAAACGATTTCATTCTGCATTAGCCGTTTCCTTTTTATTCCTTTTAAGTTCATGTAGCTCTCTAGTGTTCAACAATATCTGATTAAGTATGTCCATAGTGTTTTCTTGGCTTTTAACCACACTTTCTAATCCAACTTCTAGTCTATCTATAAATTTGATGTGTCTTTCATGCAAAGGGAGGATGATCTTTTCACCCAACCAAGTTGCTGCTCTATAAGTTGTCCAAACAAAAAATATTAAAAAACTGCAAGAAACACCTAATCGTTCAATTAATAGGATAAGATCTTTGTCATCCATTGTTCTAACCCCCAAATAATGTAGTTGTGCCTACATTAAATTACACCTTTTTGTACCATGTAGTGGGCGACACCCCCATAATAATCAAAACATCTTTGCGACACAAAACCTAGTTTTTTCCAGAATGGCTCAGAGTTTAGGACAGATACCAAAGCCTTCGGTGACAATGGGTTCTTTAATATCTTTTCCACTAACCTCTTAGCTATTCCTTCTCTTCTGTGGGTTTGAGACACACACAAATCATGGATATATAAACATGTTGGATTAATTGTTTCTATATAAGTTTTATTTAGTGGGTGTGCTTTATTTAACATGTAGGGGAAAGAAATAATATAACCAACTACTTCGCTGTCTTTTCTAGCCAAAAAACAGCCGTTTGGATATCCTGTTATCTTGGACTTGAATGATTCTTGGCCTTCATAATAATTAGAAGGGTATGATGATGTTGCAAGATCTTCTACTGATTGAATATATTCTGCTGTTATTGGCTCAATTATCATTACGCAGCATTAGCCTCTTCTATAGTAATAGCATCAGCAACAGCTTTTCGTCTGGCAGCAAAGGAACTAGCCATATTGGAGCGAGCTTGGCCATATTGGAGAAGAAGCATGGTCATTTCTTGTATGGTGGAGAAGCTAATAGGTGTATTAGCCATACTGATTAGGTGAGGAAGTTCTAAGCCCAATGCTGCTGCCTCTTTTGCAAGAGAGAACACACCTACAAGAAGTGCTACATCAGAGGGGGTAATGCCAAGATAATAGCCTTGACCAGAATCCCAACCAGTTCTTTCTAATGCAAGCCATTCATTATTAATGTCATTTAATTTTTTATGTTTTGCTAACTCTAATGTATCAGCAAGTGGAGAATAGCTTAACAATAAAGAAGCAAGCTCATCTATTTTAGCAGAAATATCTTCTGTGTTTCTTATTTTATAAACATTGGTTTTATTTGAACCATCAGCATCTGATTGAACAATTGCTATTTGATATGAGTTTCCAATATCGTTTGGATCATTTGAAATAGCTTGCATATTAGAAACACTAAAATGATTTAACATAACTTTCTCCTTAAGCCTTAATTATAAAGTTGATTGCTATCGCTGGTTGCATTAGGCTTACTGCGGTTGCAGTTCCATTTCCATTTCCTGTTGTTCCAGAAGATCCAGTAAATGTATGGGTATGACCCGTGTTACTATTTGTTGATCCGTGAGAGTGATCACCAGCAGATTGTTCGATTGCATTAAGATTGTAAATCTGATAACTAGTTCCAGCACTTAGATTTGCACCACCACCAGAACCAACATAAGCTAATATTGAATTGTTTGTTGTATGATTATGACTTCCAGCATTAGCACTACCATGCGTATGACTACTTTCTGTGTTTAACGATCCAGAAGGAGTAAAAGCATGAGCATGAGATGGAAGATTTGCTTCAAGTAATGTTGCTGTTTCTGCTCCAGTAGTTGAAGCTAATGTTCGTGTAGTTGCTGTAACATATGTGCCAGTACCAACACCAATCGGACATCTTCCCCTCATATCTGGTAAAGTAAATGTATCGTTAGAATTACCAGCACCATAAGTAGTACCAATAATTTTAAAAAGATCGCTATAAGTCTTTCTACTCACAGTACTTCCGTCACAAACTAGCCATCCATTGGGGGCGGTAGAACCAGCAAACATTTCAATAACACCAACAGGAATTACAGAAGGTTGAACTGCTTGGAATGCAGAACCTTTTGGAGAGTTAGTCGGAGTCATGCCGTATGCAAACGCTCCAGCCATTAGTATGCCCCTCCCATTACACAAACTTGCAATGCAGTAGTACTAGCAGTAGTGGTAACACTAAGGGAGGCATAAAGTTTAAATGTACTTGGTAAAACAAGAGGATTGGCAAAAGTCAAAGTGGTAGTAAATCCAGCAACAGTAGTCGAAGGAGTTACAGCAGTAACAAGTATTTCTGTAAACAAGAAAGCTGTAGTTCCATCGTGTACCCATATGCCTACAATATTACCAGCAGTGGGTGCGGTAAAGGCAGTGGAGCAAGCACTAACTTGAATAGCATCAATTCTTAATCCATTAGTGGAAGTAGGAACTATTTGTACAATATTTGCTGCTGCAAGACTAGCTGTTGCTGTTGGGCCTCTAGTTGTACAAGCTGTTTGTGCTGCTAGTGTAGTGCAAGCCATATAAGGAGCTTGAGCAAAGATAGGTGTAGATGTTACTGCCATAGTTATAAACCTCCAAAGTTGTTAGCTAGGTAAATTGTATTGGATGCATCATTTGGCATTTTTTTCCAACCAGTACCATTATAAATCCAAATGAATCCACCATAAGAATAAGTTTGACCAGTAGTAGGAGATGCTGGAAAATCTATCGCCATTATAACCCCCCATAGTTACTAGACATAAATATATCCTGTGAAGGTAATATTAACCTTTTTTTCCACCCAATGCCATTCCAAACCCATATAATACCATTAAATGTATAGACTTGTCCAGTTGATGGCGAGGCTGGAAAATTAAATGTTGAAGGTGCTGGAGTTGTAGTAGTTGTAGTGGTTGTTGTCGCTGCAACATACTCGACAGCACCAATCGTAGGTGTAGTAGCAGATCTTGCTCTTCCTGTTTGATCTAATCCACTAACAGGAGATGCATTGCTAGCTGCTGCATTACCAGCATTAATAGCTGGACTGCCAGCACCAACTGCCATAGTTTGAGTTGATCCACCATTATTTTGCAAAGCACCGAGAAGTGGATCACCAATTACTCTTGCTGCACTTGTTGCCGATGCGGTGGATATTGTTCCAATAATATTTGAAGCTGCGGAATTAAATGTTTTAGCAGCTTGATAAGAACTAAAATCATTTCCACCAGTATTTCCAGAGATAATACTATTTTTTAAAACAATTCCACTATATTCAGATACAAAAACACCACCAGCACCAGGATCATTTATAGATCCCCCTGTGGTGCTATTTCCAGAAATTGTACTGGATAAAATTGTAGTAGTATTACCAAACACAGCAATAGCACCAGCATATAAACCAAGAAGATTATTATAAAAAGTACAATTATAAATTGTGCTTACTACATTATGAAGAATTGCCGTAGTAGTATTAGAAGAAAAAGTAGAATTACCCACAGTAAGAGTACCGCTACCAGCAGCATAAATTGCTGAACCACCACCAGATGCTATATTATTACTAACAAATGATGTGTTAGTTATCGTTGTAGTTCCTATAGTGTAAATAGCACCGCCAGTACCAGTACCAGATACACCAGCGTAGCATCCAGTAAAATAACAACTGTCTATAGTTAAAGTTGATCCAGCATTATAAATACCTCCACCATAAGATCCTGGCGATCCTGCTGTTGCTGCTCGACCATTAGATATAGTTAATCCAGAAATGCTAATTGTAAAACCAGTATTTAAATAAAATATTCGATAGAGATCATTACCGCTAATAGTTAATGAACTTAATCCTGGCCCAGTAATTGTTAAGTTTTTATTTATAGCTGGAAGTGCTGAAGCAAGTGTAATAGTACCAGTTACAGAAAAGGTAATAGGGCTAGTTGCTGTTGCAGCATTAATGTCTGTAATAGCTTGTCTAAGCGTTCCAGCACCCGAATCAGAAAGTGAAGATACTATTACTGCCATTTAGAATTGCACCCATTGGTAAGTATCGCCATCATACACATACATATATACTATTCCAGATGTAGTATCAAGCCAAACATTACCAACTACTGGTGAAACTGGAGCAGAAGCTGATGATGTAAAATTGGATGCATAACTACCTTGGTAACCTTGACTACCTTGATTTCCTGTTCCAGTTGCACCTTGGAATCCTTGATTTCCTTGACTGCCCTGACTGCCTGTTCCAGTTACACCTTGCGAGCCTTGACTGCCTTGTGAACCTTGATTCCCTGTTCCAGTTGCACCCTGAGAACCTTGTGAGCCTTGACTGCCTTGGCTACCTGTTCCAGTTGCACCTTGTGATCCTTGACTGCCCTGTGAACCAGCAATAGGTGATGCCCAAGATAAAACACCACTTGCATTAGTGGCCATGAACTGCCCATTAGTACCATCCGTACTTGGTAAAGTCCAAATTAAATTAGATGCTATACTATCTCCAGCTTTAAATCCTACATAGTTTGTGCCATTAGCTGCTAGTTCGTAGAACCTTAATTCGCTTGTACTTCCAGCAGAAGTATTAAATGGGGTTAGATTCAAAGATCTTGCTAAATATAGTGAGTAGTTGCTATCTACATAAAGAAGTTTAGTTCCGCTAAAATTTTGTATTCTAAATAAATCGCCTGATTGACTAGAAGATCCTTGAATTACTATACCAACTCCAGCATCAACTCCAGTTGAAACTCTTAGCCCGATAGCATTTGTTATAGTCGCATTAGTTCCAGCAACAGGGGCTGAATCAATCTGGACTGTAGCTGCCGTAGTTAATGTACTAGCACCAACAAAACTATAAGTTGGAGCTTGTATTCTAACTGCTCTTTGAGTAGTTAAAGCACCAGTTGCAAATTGAGCAGTTCTTGCCAAATTTATATTTAAATCATTAGATTCTGTAGAAGCAGTCAAAGCGGTATGGGCAGGAGCAGTAATAGTTACTGAAGGACTTTGTGTTCCTGTGCCAGCCGTTCTAGTAACTGAGAGTATTGGAACAGTTACTGTTGTGCCATCAAAAGTAAAGCTCGAAGAGCCAGCAGCAGCATTGCCTGAGTCTTTATACACAACTTGATTTGCAGATCCAGCCACTGGGCCAGTTAAACCTTGAAGCCCTTGGTTTCCTTGAGAACCTTGACTGCCTGTTCCAGTTGCACCTTGTGACCCTTGGCTACCTTGATTGCCTGTTCCAGTGACACCTTGAAAACCTTGATTGCCTTGGCTACCCTGACTACCTGTTCCAGTTGCACCTTGTGATCCTTGTGATCCTTGATTGCCTGTTCCTGTTACACCTTGGAAACCTTGATATCCTTGATCGCCTTGATCGCCTTGGCCTCCTTCATCGCCTCGATGTCCTGAATCGCCTTGATTGCCTTGCGATCCTACAGATCCTTGGTAACCTTGATAACCTTGGTTGCCCTGTGAACCTGTGGTTCCAACAACGCCTTGTAATCCTTGATTGCCTTGGTTTCCTGTTGTTCCAACAACTCCTTGAAAACCTTGTGGTCCTTGACTACCTTGATTCCCTATTCCTGTTGAACCTTGTGACCCTTGGCTACCTTGATTTCCTGTTCCTGATATACCTTGAAAACCTTGGTTTCCTTGCAAACCTTGATTTCCTGTTCCAGTTGAACCTTGTGATCCTTGGCTACCTTGGTTGCCTGTTCCAGTGACACCTTGAAAACCTTGAGATCCATTAGTTCCCGCTGTTCCTTGTGAACCTTGATTTCCTGTTGTTCCAACCACACCTTGGAAACCCTGCGAACCCTGTGATCCTGTGGTTCCAACAATTCCTTGAAATCCTTGATTTCCTTGTGAGCCTTGATTTCCTGTTCCAGTTGCACCTTGATTTCCAGTGGTTCCAACTGTACCTTGCAATCCTTGTAAACCTTGATTCCCTATTGTTCCAACTGTGCCTTGCAATCCTTGATTGCCTGTGGTTCCAACGACTCCTTGGAAACCTTGTGAGCCTTGATTTCCTGTTGTGCCTACGACACCTTGGTTACCTTGGTTGCCCTGTGAACCTGTGGTTCCTACAACACCTTGTAAACCTTGTAAGCCTTGTGATCCTGTGGTTCCAACTGTGCCTTGCAATCCTTGTAAACCTTGGTTTCCTGTTCCTGTTAAGCCTTGAAAACCTTGAGATCCATTATTTCCTGCTGCACCTTGATTGCCTTGAACTCCTTGATTTCCTTGACTTCCTTGAAATCCTTGATTGCCTAGATTGTTATAATCTGAAATAAGAACAGGAGTCTGACTTGAATTTCCCACCCATATTTTTTTATCTACTATGTTTATCCCTAATTCACCCAATGAGAGTGTGGCAGGAACAGAAGAAGATGTGCTAGATCTTTTTATTTTTATAATAACTGGTGCTACTGTAGTCGTAGTCGTTGTTGTTGTTGTTGTAGGCGAAGCAGTAGTCGTTGTAGTAGTAGTAGTAGGTGCTGCTGTTGTAGTGGTAGTTGTTACCGCAACATACTCAACCGCCCCAATTGTTGGGGTTGTTGCTGATCGTGTAGCCCCTGTTTGATCTAATCCGCTAACAGGGGATGCGTTTGATGCCGTAGCGTTACCAGCACCAATGGCAGGACTTCCAGCACCAACAGCCATTGTTAAAGTCGAGCCACCATTATTTGCTATGGCACTAAGGAGGGGATCGCCAATTACTCTTGCTGCACTAGTAGCAGATGCAGAAGAAATAGTTCCGATAATGTTCGATGCTGCGGAAGCTATGCTACGATCGTCATTGTAAGAATTAAAATCTGAAGTACCAGTATTACCAGAGATGATTGTATTTTTAAGGGTAAGAGTACAGTATTCGCCCAAATAAACAGCACCAGAGTAACCGCCAGATCCACTAGCATTTCCAGATATTGTGCTAGACAATAATGAGGCACTTCCATGTAGATAAAACTTTATAGCACTAATACTAGAAGAAGAATTTCCGTTAAATGTAGAATTATAAATTGTGCTTGTACTTTGTGCATTAACCGCAAGACCGGTGTTATTATAAAATGTACAGTTGCCTATTATAGAAGTTCCACCAGTCATATTTATACAAGAAGCATTTCCAGTATTACTTACAAAAGAAGTATTAGTAACTGTTACATTTGAATAACTTGATATTGCACCACCAATTGTAGCGTTACACCCAGTAAAATAACAATTACTTATAGTAAGATCAGCACCACCGCTGTTAGTTCCATTTCTAATACCACCGCCCATATTGTTGTATATACCCGCTGCGGTTGCTTTTCCATTAGCTATTGTTAGTGCTGAAATAGAAAATGTTAAACCAGCAGTTAAATCAAAAACTCTATAAAGACTGTTGCCAGAAATTGTAAGTGAGCTTAATCCAGGCCCAGTAATGGTCGTGCTTTTTGTAAGTGTTGGCAATGCTGATGCAAGCGTGATCGTACCTGTTAGTCCAGTAAAAGTAATCGTGTGCGAACCAACAATTGCATTGAGGTCTGTAATTGCTTGCCTAAGCGTTCCAGCACCCGAATCAGATGTTGAGGTTACATTGATCGTTGTATCTGCCATTTAGAAACTACCTCCGTCTATTGTAGATATAGTTGCTGAAGACCCTTGATATCCTTGATATCCTTGATTTCCAACACCTTGATATCCTTGATAACCCTGACTTCCTGTTCCAGTTGCACCTTGGTTTCCAGTGGTTCCAACGATGCCTTGAAAGCCTTGATTGCCCTGTGAGCCTGTGGTTCCAACAATTCCTTGAAATCCTTGCGATCCAGTTGTTCCAACGACTCCTTGAAAACCTTGTGAACCAGTTGTTCCAACGACTCCTTGGTTGCCTTGGTTTCCTGTTGTGCCAACAACACCTTGATATCCTTGATTGCCTTGGTTTCCTGTTGTGCCAACAACTCCTTGAAAACCTTGTGATCCTTGGCTACCCTGATTACCTGTTCCAGTTACACCTTGAAATCCTTGCAAACCCTGTGATCCTGTGGTTCCAACTGTGCCTTGCAATCCTTGTAAACCTTGGTTTCCTGTGGTTCCAACAACGCCTTGGTAACCTTGATTGCCTTGCGACCCAATAGTTCCAACGACACCTTGGAAACCCTGCGAGCCTTGGTTGCCAGTTGTGCCTACGACACCTTGGTTTCCCTGTGAACCTGTGGTTCCAACAATGCCTTGATGACCTTGAGATCCTTGTGTGCCTGTTCCAGTTGAACCCTGTGAACCTTGCGATCCCTGTGAACCATAACCTTGTGCTCCTTGTGATCCCTGTTGACCTTGCTGGCCTTGCAAACCATAGCCTTGAGCACCTTGTGATCCTTGTGATCCTTGAAACCCTTGCAAGCCTCTTGATCCTTGTGCTCCTATTGCTCCCTGATCTCCCTGCTCTCCTGATCCTGATGGCATTGGAGTTGTAATTACACATTCACATTCTCCAGCATCTCCTTTAATTCCTTGTCTACCCTGATTACCCTCAAAACCTTGTAATCCTTGACTTCCTTGAAAACCATCATAACCTTGATTTCCTTGAAAACCTTGATCCCCTTGCTCTCCTTGGTATCCTTGATACCCTCTTTCTCCAGTTAAACCTTGTTGACCTTGTTCGCCTTGATCTCCTTGTGGACCTCTGATTTGTCCAATATTTTTCCAATATGTAGGAGAAGTATTTGTATGTATTAATCCATCACCAATAGCAGCAACTCGACCACTTGGGTCAGGACATGGGTATGTTGCAGTGCCTTGACTTACATCTGTTAATACCCAAACATCATGCAAGATAGCCCCAAGAGTTTCATCATTGAATACATTTTGCCAACTGTCAGAACCTATGATTACAGAACCATACCCTACATTACCTTGATTTCCTTGATCTCCTTGATTTCCTTGATCGCCCTGGTAACCACGATAACCTTGTTCGCCTTGTTTACCTAATCCTTGATAACCTTGATCGCCCTGTTCTCCTTTATTTCCTTGATCTCCCTGACTGCCATTTGATCCTTGGCTACCTTGATTTCCAGTAGTTCCAACAACGCCTTGATGTCCTTGAAATCCTTGTAATCCAAAAATGCCTTGACTTCCTTGATCACCAACATCTCCTTTTAATCCTTGAAATCCTTGATCTCCTTGATTACCATAAATCCCTTGATTACCTTGATTGCCCTGATATCCTTGATTTCCATAAGAGCCATTTAAACCCTGATCGCCTTGATCTCCTTGATCTCCTTGATCTCCTTGATCTCCTTGACTACCTTGATCTCCCTGATATCCTTGTTCACCATACCCTTGAAATCCTTGAAATCCTTGAAATCCAGTTACACCTATTTCACCTAAAAAACCTTGATCTCCTTGAAAGCCTTGATTTCCTTGGTTTCCTTGAATTCCTTGATGGCCTTGAAAACCTTGAAAACCTTGAAAACCTTGTTCACCTTGAGTACTTTGAAAACCTTGATTCCCTTGATTTCCTTGTGAACCTTGATCACCTTGTGGTCCAGGAATACCTATAGATATCCAACCAATATCATTGTATTCCCATGATCTTTCACCAAATGTGTATATGTCACCCAAGTGTGGATCGTCAGGAAAATTTATTGGCATATCATATATCCTATGTCTTTATTATGTAATTTATGGCTATACTAGGTTGCATATTGTTGTGTGGTATACTTTGACCATTGTTCTGTATGGTTATATTTGTGGCAACATAGTCTGTGAAAAAATTATGTTGATGGCGAGTATTAGCACCACCAGTATACGGTTGACCGCTACTTCTTGAATTCATAGTATCATAAACACCATATCCTAAAGTAAATGAACCTTGAAAACTAGCTTGTTGATGGTTATGATCAGGACTATCATCGCCAGTACGACCACTGTGACGATGAGTTGGATCATATATAGAATGATTATGTTGAGCCAATTCACTTACTGAAAGTTGATGATTTTCTGCACCAACAACATTGCCTAAACTTCTAGGGGTTAAAGAAACCCCATTTGAACCAACTGGCATTGCATTTACATTAGTTCCAGCAGTTCCTATTATTGTTCTGCTTCTTAAATCTGGCACAGCAAATGTAGTAGTTCCATTGCCACCATAGTTTGATTGTATCAGATTAGATAATGTGACATAAGATGCTCTAGTATAAACTGTGCCATCACACAGTAACCATCCATCAGGAGCAGAACTACCAGCGAAAGCAATTATTGATCCAGTTGGAGTTGAAACTGCTGCTGGTAAACTTTTCCAATTTGTGCCATCACTTGTAAGAACATTCCCAATTGTTCCAGCAGATGCAAGTCCAGTTCCACCAGAGCCAACAGTTAAAGTTGATGATAATCCACCAGCAATAATTGTATTTTGATTTATCCAAGCTGGAGCAGCAGAACCATTTGACTTAAGTATTTGCCCACTAGTTCCAGCAGCAAGCATAGCTGTTGATCCAGAACCAGTTTGATATGATATTTGCCCCGCTGCACCACCAGAAATATTTATCGCTGTTGTGGCCACACCAGTAGTATTTTGATTAAGTGTGGGTATATCGGCAGGAACTAAAACTCTAAATGATGGAACACCAGTAGAACCATTTGGTGATGCAAGAACAGTATTTGCTGATTGACTAACTAGAGTTACAGTAAATCCACCAGCAGTAGTAACTGGATTTGAACCAGAAATACTAAATATGGCTGGTACAGATAATGATACAGATGTTACTGATCCACTAGATTGAAAACCTTGAGATCCTTGAACACCAACTAATCCTTGGTATCCTTGATATCCTTGTGAGCCATTTGTGCCACTAGAACCTTGTGATCCAGTGCCACCAGTTACTCCTTGGTATCCTTGATTTCCAAAACTTCCTTGAAGACCTTGAAGACCTTGACTTCCATTTGTTCCTTGAGAACCTTGAAAACCTTGTGCTCCAGTAGATCCAATTATTCCTTGTAAACCTTGTCTACCTTGATATCCTTGTTCACCAATAGATCCTTGAATACCTTGATTACCTTGCCTTCCTTGAAGACCAATAGTGCCTTGACTTCCTTGAACACCTTGGAATCCTTGATCACCTTGATTTCCATAAATTCCTTGCCTACCCTGATCCCCTTGGTTTCCTTGAAATCCTTGTCTACCTTGAATTCCCTGATAGCCCTGTGGACCTCTAATAAAACCAACATTCTGCCAATATTTGGGTGGGTTTCCAGTGTATATTAAACCGTTTCCAATGTTTGCAATACCAATGTATGGATTTGGACATCCTTCTGTTGCAGTTCCTTGTTCCGTATCTGTAATTATCCAAACATCACCAACAGTAGCACTATAAGTTTGAACATTAAATATATGTTCCCAAGTGTCAGAGCCTTTAATGCTAACACCAGAACCTGTTTGACCTTGATAACCTTGATAGCCCCTATACCCTTGAATTCCTTGAAATCCTTGATTGCCTATTAAACCTTGAAAACCTTGAAAACCTTGAAAACCTTGTTGCCCTTGATATCCTTGAATACCTTGACTTCCTTGAACTCCTTGAAAACCTTGATTGCCTTGCAAACCTTGTCTTCCTTGTAAACCTTGATATCCTTGATTTCCTTGATTTCCCTGCGTTCCTTGAAAACCTTGAGATCCTTGAATACCTTGAAAGCCTTGATTGCCCCTATTTCCTTGATCACCTTGTTCTCCTTGAAATCCTTGAAAACCTTGTTCTCCTTGAAATCCTTGGTATCCCCTATTTCCTTGATAACCCTGATATCCTTGATAACCCTGATCTCCTTGATTTCCTTGATCACCCTGATATCCTTGTCTTCCTTGTAAACCTTGAGATCCTTGTAACCCAAAATACCCTTGATAACCTTGATAACCCTGTTCGCCTTTTAATCCTTGATATCCTTGATCACCTTTTAATCCTTGGCGACCTTGATATCCTTGCTCACCTTGCTCACCTTGCTCACCTTGATCGCCTTGACTTCCTTGATAACCTTGATCACCTTTAGATACTAATAATCCCCAACCATTATTTGGTGGCGAAGAGCCTAATGACCAAGCTCCAATATTTATTAATTGATAAAATGAACCCTGATATGTAACCGCATCATTTAAAATATATGTTGCTAATGAAGACCAAGTGCCTATGTACGCAAATGGAACTTCGCCTTGATAACCTTGTTCTCCTTGTTCACCTTGATAACCCTGTTGACCTTGAAATCCTTGGTAACCTTGGCGACCTTGATAGCCTTGCTCGCCTTGATTTCCTTGCTCGCCTTGATTCCCTTGAAAGCCAATTGTGCCTAAAGATCCTTGATATCCTTGATTTCCCTGTCTTCCTTGAAAACCTTGATACCCTTGGTTTCCTTGAAAACCTTGATACCCTTGAAATCCTTGTAATCCTTGTAAACCTTGCAATCCCTGACTTCCTTGAAAACCAGCACCCTGTCTTCCTTGATAACCTTGTGCCCCTATAGATCCAACAGGTTGAATCCAAATTCCAGTAACGCCATCATATATAAATATGTATATAATGCCTGTCGTTGTATCCAACCACATATCACCAGCACTTGGCGATAATGGAGCAGTTGGACTTGCAGTATATATGCCTCTATTTATGCCCTGATAACCTTGATCGCCTTGGTTGCCTTGAAAACCTTGATCTCCTTGCGGACCAACAATTCCAATAGATAGAGTAACAAAGTCTTCATTGTTTATTACTCCATATGTACTGACTAGTGTCACATTAAATATTACATAACTTCCATCAATAGTATCATTTGTTGCAGTACCATCTACGCAAGAAGTTATTTGATAAGTAACATATGTTGAAGGATTGGCTTGATTTGTTAGAGTTAAATAACCACTCTGAATACTTAAGAATAAATCATGTAGGGTAGTATTTAATCCGTATGGATTATCATCTACTTTAACTTGAGTAGCCGAAGTAAAAGGATCAGCATTAAAACTTATATAATCATTAGTAGGATCAAGATCTGTAAGAGTTGTTGTGTTTACCTTGTATGTCCAAGACAATGCACCAGTTCCAAGCTCGCCTTGATCACCTTGAAAACCTTGATTTCCTTGCGATCCCTGATCGCCTTGATAACCCTGATTTCCTTGATCTCCTTGATTGCCTTGATTGCCTTGAAAACCCTGTTCACCTTGAAATCCTTGATGACCCTGATCGCCTTGTAATCCCTGTTCACCTTGGAAACCTTGATCGCCCTGATTGCCTTGTAAACCTTGTTGACCTTGATAACCTTGGTCACCTTTCTGAGCAATTAATGTCCAAAAAGTTCCTTCTGCTGGAGTATCCCCAAGATTGCCACCATTAGAATGAATGCGATACCAAGTTTGTCCTAAATAAGTTGCTATATCACCTACAGCATATGATGCACCACCACTATAAGCACCTGTGAAATTCCACAACGCATCTGATCCTTGATTACCTTGTTCACCTTGGAATCCTTGTTCTCCCTTTTCGCCTTGCTCACCTTGAAAACCTTGAAAACCTTGTGATCCTTGATCACCTTGATTTCCTTGAAACCCTTGTTCACCTTGAAACCCCTGTTCTCCTTGGCTTCCTTGATCCCCCTGACTTCCTTGTGAACCTTGATCGCCTTGCGAACCCTGTTCTCCTTGATTGCCTTGAGATCCTTGAGATCCTTTAGCTGCAATTAAATCCCAAAACCCGCTTCCATCATAAGGATAACTGGAAGCAACAGAAAATGTAGCACTAGTTAAATTTATGTTACCAGCAAATGTGCCACCAAAAGGATCAGAAAAAAATTGTTCCCATCCAGAAAGCGGAACTACTGCTGGATTAGATGTAGGATTGTATAAATAACTATGTTTATTGTCTGATAAATAATTAAGTGTCCAAAAAGGATATGGCACATCTCCAACATAACTAGAAACATTATTAGGGCCAAGAACATAAACAGTTCCATTAACTTCGCCAGCATTAGTTGCTAATTTATAATAGTTACTAAAACCATTTGTACTAGCACCCATATATCCAACTGGAGATGATGTCTTGACATAATATCCATTCAGATCAGAAGCTTGAGAAATTCCATAGCCATTATAAAGTGAACCGCCTGTGATACCAGAAACAATTAAGGAATCGAGCGATGCTGTTTGTTTGCAATAAAAGGTTTGACCATCATAAACAACGACATCTCCAATATTATAAACAAGAGAAGAATTATAATTTCCTCTATAATTAATTCCTATGTTTCCTTGATTTCCTTGCCATCCTTGATCGCCTTGATTTCCATAATTTCCTTGATCGCCTTGTGATCCTTGATCACCTTGAAATCCTTGGTTCCCTTGAAAACCTTGATCTCCTTGATCGCCCTGATTACCCTGCAATCCTTGATATCCCTGATTTCCTTGCGGTCCAACAGCACCTTCTAGGTTTACAGCATAGCCCCATGAAAAACCTTGAAATGGATTTCCATGAACATCTGTTGAATCTACAATAGTAAAATTAATAATTCCAGTAACTTTGTCATAAGTGTTTACAACTGCTACTGCATAGGCAGTACCACTAATTGCAATAACAATTGATTGTCCTGCTGAATAGGCAAGTCCACCATTAACACTAATATTATCTGTGAATGGAAAAACTGATGGAATGTTTGTATATGCAGCACTATAAGTTGAATATCTGTCAGCTTGTCCTTGGTAACCCTGTTCTCCCATTTCCCCTTGATGCCCTTGAATACCAATCATTCCTTGGTATCCTTGATTTCCAGTTGTTCCAATAATGCCTTGGAATCCTTGTCTTCCTTGATTTCCTTGAAAACCTTGTCTTCCTTGATTTCCTTGATTTCCTTGAAAACCTTGTCTTCCTTGAGATCCTTGCGATCCTTGCGATCCAGTTGTTCCTTTTTCAGCAAAAATTGTCCACCAACTATTTTCCGCAGGGGTAACCCTATCAATAGTTGATATGCAAATCCAAGACGAACCACCATATGTAACTACATCATTTACATAATATTGTGAACTAGGGTTATAGGCTCCACGAAAAGTAAGGCCAATACCAATAGATCCTTGATTACCTTGGTCACCTTGATCTCCTTGTAGACCTTGTTCGCCAATTTGTCCTTGATGTCCTTGAACACCAATCATGCCTTGAATACCCTGATTTCCTTGCGATCCTTGATATCCAGTAATATCTGATGTAGAAAAGTTTATCCCATCAAATGAAATAACTTCTCCAGAGGCTGGTACTCCAGAAAAGTCATCTTGATCTTGTATTCTTGTTATGTTTCTTTGGAAGTGCATATTTTATTTTCTCCAAAGATAAATACACCATCTTTTAAGTAATGGCTGGCCACTTTTTAATAGGACAATCTTGAGTAGCCCAACTAGCTTTTATCTTTAAGTTACACCCACATTTTGTGCATGTCCAATTTGGATTATCTTTATTAACTTCTGGACATGTATCACAAATATCAAGTCTAATTTTTAATTGCTCATCTGAAACTTTTGGCATACCAGCAGCAACATGCTTAACAGCAGCTTTTGCAAAATTAGCAGCTTTTTCAAATATGTTTGGCTCTTTACTCATAAGACTCTCCTTAATATTTTATCCTATGCTATTATATTAAAAAAAACGACCCCAGTAAATACTGGAGTCGCTATTTTTTTTAAAAACATGGTCTTAGAGTTGACCAATAAGCACCCTACGGTTATCAAGAACAGCGAAGCCGTGTTCTCCGAAACCATACATGCCCATTCTACGCTGACGATGGAAAGTTGGGTCTTCAAATACTTCGATATCCTGACGAACAGGCATAACAAAGCTATCTGCTTTTTCAAGATCAAGACCGATAGCAATTTCCAATTTACCATCAGAGAAAGTTCCACTAAGAACATTTTGATAGTAATTATTGTACTCTTGACCAACACCAAGTTCATCGATATCGTGAAGGTTTACGCCAAAAACTTTAGTTAAACCAAAGTCTTGACTTACAAAAATTTCACGCCTTGTGAAATCGTCAACTTCACCAATATCCCAACTACGAACATCTTCCATAGATTCTGGAGAAAGATATAAGTCGGTGAGTTTACCACGATTAATGGAGGTACTATTACCACCACCATTCCTACGCATAGAGGTTTTCATAAGAGCTACAAGTCTCTTGCTAAAATAACCATCTGTGGCAGAACCGTCATAAACACCAATTCCACGACCTACACCAGCAGCAAGGATAGTGTGCCAGCCATCATTGTTCATTTTGCGAACAAAGGAGGCTTCAAGAACTTGAAGAGCACGACCAACTAAATCCCAACGAGCATCCCTAGCATATCGCAAGGAAAAATCGATAGAGGAACCAACTTCATAAGTTGGAACCATTACGAAGTCACCTTCAACATGTCGTTCTGGAATTTTGCCCTGAGAAGGAATCGTATAAGCAACGAAATCTTTTTCAGAACCAGGAGCAAGGAAATCTAATGGGAATTCAATAGATGTACCTGGCTGGAAATTGATAGGTTCAAAGATGCCACCAATGATGTCACCGTTGAGAACACCTTGTCGCAAAGGAAGGGTTAATGCCTTTGCAAGTTCAGCTTGAGCAGCAGTCGCATGGTCAAATTGATTGCTTCCAGACTGTTTAAGCAATTCAATCATTTCGGGTGTTGGCTTTTTCATTTTCTTATCTCTCCTTATTAGTTTGGAAGTTCAACATAAACTTTAACATAACCATTTTCGTCTTTTGCACCAGCAAAAGTTCCAACTCTAGGAGTGGCAACTTCACCACCACCAGCAGAAATAGTTGGGGTTACCAAACCACTAACTGTCAAATAAGCCTTATCACCAACGGTAGGACTGCCAGTTACTTTATTAGTAATGACATAACCTTTCCGAAGAAGTGGTGCTTTTTCGCCAATTACCTGTTCGTCTTTGTGGAAGTTACGGTGAACTCTTGTTTGATCGATGTCAACAAAGTTTGCCAAGCTAAGACCAGCAACCTTGTAGCCCGAAGGACTACCTGATTGATAGGCACAAATACCTGGGGTTACAATGCCAGCACCAGAAGCAGCAGTTCCATAAATAAGAACTGTGCCCTTTTCGTGGACATCATTGCAAACCAACGAGATGTCGGTTTCATTAATCAAGCGGTCTGGTTTAATTGCCATTAGATTTCTCTCCTTATGCTGTGGCGTGTTTGTCTAAACCAAAATACGAAGCAATTTGCGATGCTACTTGCCTGACTTCACTAGCCACCTCAGAAGTTGCAAGAGCAGCATCATTCTTAACTTCTGCGGTATCCAAAATGGAAATTGAGGCTTTACTTTCTGATGGATCATATTCCATATCTTCTTCTTTTTTATTATTTGGATCATTCTTTTCAGAAGGATTTTCAGATTCAAGAGGGTCTGTTTTATCTTTATCAGATTCAGATTTTTTATATTCAGACATTTTTTTATTCATATAATCGGATTGATAACTTACGCTTGAAGCAAAAGCTTCATCCGCAAGAGTTTCTAAAGAGTTGACTACATTAATAGCCTCGTCTTTATTCATGCCCATCTTTTCCATTACCATAGAAAGACGGTCACTTTGTTTTTTCTCTTTCTTCATAGTATGAAGTTCTTTAGATATATCTTCATGAGAAGATTTCATTTGTTCAAGCATTTTTTTAGCTTCTGCCAATTGATTGGCCATATTTTCTTTTTCTTTGTTCAACATGCCAGATTCAGCATGAAAATCTTCAACTTTCTTATTGGCTTCAGCCAATGAAACATTGAGGTCTTCAAGTTGTTTTTGCATGTCCTCAAATTGATTCTCATTATCTTTCATTTTATCTATCTCCTTTGAAACTATAGTCTCACCTAAATGATACCCCGAATTTGATTTAAAAGCTTCTGTTTCTTGAAAAATAATACTTTCTGGATTAGCTGGTTTGCGAACAAGACCATTACCAGAGAATGTAATGTTCTTCAAAAGTCTACCAATTTTCATATCTTTATATACGCCATTTCCACCATAAGACCTAAGATATTTAGTTAAAAATGCAGTTTCTTCATTCCTTGCTACAATCCTAGAATTTGCACCTTCGATTATTGCATAGTCAAAAGCGGTGAATAATGCTTCCATTGAAACAAACCATTTACCTTGCGAAATTTCAGAAAGAATTTCATTCATTCTTTGTTGTTTTTCTGCATCTTCCCAATACTTATAAAGAACGGCAGATGTTGCAATATGAAATTTAGAAGGCAGTTCATCTATTGTACTACCGTCAGGTATTTTACTACCATCAACATTAATTGCATTACAAGATGTTATATGACCAATTATTTGACTTTGATCATGCTCATAATTAAAAGGCTTATCTTCTGGACTAGTTCTTGCCACCCAAACTTCTGCACGATCAAAAACATCATCGTTTTTATTCCAACCAGTTGTAACAAGAATAGATTTTAAATAATGTAGATCTACTTGTCCTTTATTTTCAGCAATTGCCTTATAGTCTGAAACTTCAAAAGGGATGCAGTCTTCTATTGCTACACAAGATGATATGGTAAGACTAGAAGAGATTTTTTCTTTTAGGCCATCTTCTATTTCGGCTTTGTAAATAGCTATATTATTCATTGTTCTGCACCTCAATAGCGTTTAAAAATTTCTTCAAAAATAAATCAGAATTTTTGTGCGATACTATTTCGCCATTTTTTATAGTTTGTCTTCCGTCATCGCTCACAATTTCCATTGTGTATTTATAACTGTTCGTTATATCCCTATAAATAAATATTGAAAATATGTCTTCTATTTCAGAATTATTAAAATAAAATTCCAATTTAGATTTTTTAGTATCATAATTAACAATTATTTTTGCCATTACAATCTCCTAAAATAATACACCGAAAAAAATTCAAAACAATTTTGATAAAACTCATACTACCAGAAACATAACAATTAATTGTAGTGTTTTTTGGAATATATTTTATAGGAAATGGAATCATGTTCTCTGAAATATGATGATGTTCAAAAGCTATATTATTATAATTAGACATTGCCGTTAAAAAATTTTTTACTTTTTTTAAAATTAAATTTCTTTTCCATAATAGTTCTAATATGTTTGGGTCATTTTTTTTTGCAAATGGAGGCCAGTAATCTTTATTGTTACATATTGCAAAACAATTTGTATGAAATGCATCTGGCGACCAGTAAAAAACAACACCGTTTGCACCACGATTCATTTCATTTATCATCAAATTAAAACCATAATCAGTTATAATTATGTCTGATGCTTGAACTATGCAAAAACAATTTGGATAAGCTCTAAAAACATTTTCTAAACCAAGCCTTATATTGTTTGCCTCATAAAAAGTTGTTGCTACTTTTAAATCTTCTCCTGGTAAAATATGTCTTGTTATTAATAATTCTATTATTTTATCTTCGATTAATTCATTTAAAAGCCAATATCTACTTGGATCTGGATCTGCCCACACCACAAATATGCTTGGAAAATTATCTGCAAAAATACTTTTAGATCTAATATTTTTTATTGAATTAACAAATTCATAGTATCTTCTATGCAATGTTATCAGTATCACTGTTTTCATATGGCATCTCATTTACTCTGTATATTGCTATTGATGATGCCTCAATCTTTCTTCTCATTTCGGTGTTGGGTTGAGTACCTTCTTTTTCTATGTATTTTTTTGTTGCTACACTAACAATAGTCCGTATTTTTAATGGTATCTCCATAGTTGAAGATATTATCTTTTTAATTAAATCCTTGTCCACTTTTTGATCTGCTTTAATTTGACAGAGTATATGAAATTTTGTTTTTTCTAGGCTTTCAAATTCTTGAGATGAAAGCTCTCTAAGGTTTTTTTTATTTAAAGAAGATAAATAAGCAGCGTTAACATGTTCAGATATGTTTTTTTGACAAAGTTCTGCCCATGCCATTGTATCTACCAATCTTGCAGCAGTTTTTGGAACAATAACTTTCTTTTTCCTTTTCTCAGAATCTTTAATACCAACTGGTCTTCCTTGTCCAGATATACCTTTTGGATTTTGGGCATTGTCTTCCGCAGAAGGTTTAATATCATTGGCCACAGGTACTGGCGTTTGAACATCTATACCAAAATCTTTTGGTGACATTACTCCCATTTGAACCCACATCTTTTTAATATCGTCTTCAAACTGAGGATTATGAAAAGGACCAGCTTTCTTAGGTATTTTATTGCTTTCTCGTTTACGCATTTCACGCTTTCTTCTAACTGCTTCAATCTCAGGAATAAGATCAAACCTTTCTTGAATTGCTTCTTCGCTAATAAGATCACGATCCATAAGATCAATAAGCAATCTTTTTTCAGCAGCTTCATCAGAAAGTGTATGTTGATCAAATACTATTTGGGCTGGAACTTTAAAACCCATAGCCTGTTGAACAAGTTTGATTTCTTTATCCCAAAATGCAATTAGCAAAGAACGACCATAATCAAGTCTTTCAATCAATGTTCTTAAGCTAATATAATTATTTGAGAAACCCTGTCCTGCTGGTAACCCAGTTAAAGACGGAGGTATACCTAATCCAGCAAATATTGCGTTTAAAATTGGCTTGTATTTTTCTTCACCTAAGAAAGCTGCAACATCAGTCGATGTTTCTTTAAAGTCTAATTCTGGACCCCAAATTAAATCTATTGAACCACCACCAACATTGTTCATGAGCATATCTGCCAAGCGACCTATCGCTGTTTCAGTTGGCAGAATCTTGTGTTCAAGTGAACCCAATTTCCACACACGAATATGGCTAACAGCACCATCTAATGCTGCAAGATCTGCCAGCTTCATCTTCTTGAGCATCATTAAGTCTTCAAGTATGCAATATGTCATGGGCCTTGCCCAAACTTGCCAATCATCTCTTTTATAATAAATGGCACTAGTTTTATCTGCTGGAAGAGGCAAAGCCTTCCCGCCCTGAGATACAGATGTTAAACTCTGTAAAGAAATTCCAGCGATTAAATCTTTTTCAATAGTGTCTTGTGGATTTTTTATTTTTTTCAGCAATGATTCTGGAATCCTAACACCATATCTAAATGAGTTTGGCCCAAGAAATGGAACTAATTCTTGGCCAAAAACCTCTATGGTTACTGGGTTATATATGGTATACCCCCAAGGTATTTCATTTTTAGGAGCAGATATGGATTCACCAACTGGGATGTCTGCTGCTAAACCTTTTTGTAGATTTTCAACATCTGCGTTTTTTAACTTTGCAGTTGATCTCTTTACAATCACATTACCAGATCTATAAAGCATATTTAAAATACGCTCAGTTCTTTCTGCCCCACTTATTTTTGAAAACCATTCTCTATAAAAAGTTTGTATCTTTTCATTTGGGTGAACAAGATCAATCCCTTGACAAGCAAATTCTGCCATCATATCTATTACATTACGAACTATTCCTATACGCTCATATGCTTGCATACATGCAGAAATAATATCTTTTTCTAAGGTAGGTATGCTTTCGCCTGGTCTAAAAAAGTCATAATCCCTACGATCAAATGATTCACGAATAGAGGTATTTCCGGGTACTATATTTTGAAAAGCTGTACCAGCCTTAGAAGTATGATGAAGTGAATCAACATACGCAGATTTTGCAAATGCTGCTTCTTTTGATTTTGGATCATTTTCATCCCAAGTAACAAATAACGGTTTTTCTTCTGACATTTTTCACCTAATCTGATTGTAATCTGATTACTCTAAAATATTATTACACCTTGTAGGAATAACTGTACCATAATTAGCACTATTCTTAGTAGCTTGCTTAAACCATTCTGGACCAATGTACATAGGTCCATCACTGTTCTTAGTCTCTACTGCTGATGCAAATCCACCAGCTTGTATGTATTCTTCTTGAACTTCAATTCTTTGAAACATCCTTCCAATCATGTTTGCCATCAAAAGAGCAGAATACCTATCTTTTCTAATCCTATTTTTTTTACCATCAACATCTCTGCTTTCTGGCGTATCCCAACGATCTCTTCCAGCAATTGTTTGGGTATGAACAATGCTGGCTAACTCGTCTTTTAACTCTTCTATATCCATAACACAATCTTCTAGCGTATCATACAAATTTGTTGAATCTTCTTTTCTTCCAGCAGCAATATCTTCTTCTTCTGCAAGAGTTATTGATACTGGATCAAAGAATGGAAAAAGTAAAACTTTATCCTCCATATCTTTACGAAGACCATGATTTGCTTCTAATACCCAATTACCATCTGCGAAATTAATCATTTGAAGAATATGTTCACCACGCTTATCATCTGTGTCTTTTGACTTGTTAGGTTCTATCACTCTATATATTGGCGATTCTGCTTCATTGATCCTATTGGGATCTTGCAGACCTTCCTCTATAGCAACACCACCACCTTGACTATCGAGTGATATCCTTACCATATTTGGAAAAGCTTTAGTTAAATCCCTAATTTTTCTACAGCAATAACTATAAAAATCTTTTTCTTTTGAAATACCTTTGTTCATTTTTTGTTTAAACGCACTTCTATTAGTTGTCCAACAGTAAACTATTCTTCGATGATCTGCATGTAGGGCCAATACAATTATAGCAAAGTTATCTCTTTCGGAAGCTGGATCGATTGCCATAACATGTTGTACAGAAGCATCTCCAAGTAAAGAAGCATGAAAAAGTATTTCTCCATCTGCTAAACTTATTGGGCTTTCTGCCTTTCCAACAATACAAGATTCAATTAAGCTTCGTTTAAAAAAGCCATCAGAATCAGTGGCAAATGTAGCACCATACTCAATTAGATAATTTGCTTTCGTACTATTTATTCTAGCAGATGTTATCTGTTTAGCATCCATAAAACCAACAGGAAGTATTTCTACTGGAAGTCTTATTATAGAATAATCTCTCCAGTCAAACCCAGTTGGTATTGCCCCTTGAAAAATTTCTTCTAAAGCCTTTTTTTCACCATTACTTTCAATTATCTTTTTATAATTCGCCCATGTTTTATAGAAATGATTAAAAGAATAGTAAGCAGTACCAGCAACAATATTTTGATTGCTTCTAAGTATTTTGCTTTCCTGTGCTTCATCT